GGATAGACCAACATAGAATTATCTCGGCTGTCCACAGTTGCGCCATAGTCAGGCACAGTTGTATTGCCGCCTCTTGCGTTTTCTTTCTTGGCAATGATGACATTTACGCATCCTTCAAGGTTGCCCGCATCCCTGTGGAATGGTGCTGGTATGTTGAAGTTGCTAATGCTTGAAGTGAACAATTCTCCAAATCGAAACTTTGGCGGCACTTTTTCGGTGATGATGCGTTTTTGCGTCTCGTAAATTTCGGGCGTTATTTCCTGTATCAGCTTTTCCGATTCTTTACATAACAACAGCATTGCCTTGATGAATGTCTGCGCCGACTTAACTTGATGTACGCTGGAAATTGCTGGATATGGACGCTTCATGTGCGGCTTGGGTGGGCAACCGCCAAGTATGGTGCTGTATTGGTTAACTTCAAACTCGCTATCACGCATACCGCTTGAACGCCTCATCTCGCTTTTTGGTACTCTGTCGCTTAACAATTCAGCGTTAGCAACGTCAGCAAGCTGTTTGATTTTGCCTGTCAATTCTTTGATGTAAAAGCCAACCGCCTTTCCATCAGACATGAACAAGGTGTCTTCAGTGATGTTTGGTTCAATGTCTCCACATATATCGCCAATCTTGACGTTGTGTTCAATTTTTACCAATTCAACGATTTTCATTTAATTCTTTCAAGTATTTGGGCAAGTAGGTTGTTTTTCTAAAATCGTATAGCACTGACCAATCTACACCAACTGGCACGTTTTTTTTCATTGTTTCAATTTCAGTTCTCATGCGCTCTATGTAATATCCCACATAACGCTTGCCTAACTTAACTTTTTTGTAAGCACATAAAGTTGTTTCAATGTTGTACAAATTCTTATGCTTGATGTTCATGTCCGATATTTTACTTAACAATAATTCCAGCCCTTGGTCTAAATCTGCATAATCTTGTGCAGTCAAATTTTTATCTTCAAAATGACTAAACAAATCTTTCCTATCTAATGCAAGAGCAAGACCATTACGACAACTTTCAGCTTCACGCAAATTTAAATCGTTAGGAATCATCTGTGTATCAGTCAATACGTTAATCAATTCAAGATAAATGAACATTGTGAAACGTCCAAAATAATGAATGTTGCTTAAACGCTTGTATGCGGCAATGTAGGTTTCTTTTGGGCTGTTTGTGCTTAACTTTTGGAAATAAGCCTGTTGACTTTTGCCAATAATTTCCCGATAGGATTTGAAACAGTTAACAAATTCATTGTTGCTTCTTACTCTTGCTCGGTCAGTTTGAAACACCAGTTTATTCCTGTTGGCGACCCACCAGCGTTCAAGCCTACCAACATCCACGTTCTGATAATCGGGAAATTCGTTGTAAATGTAAAAAACTGTTGGGGCGCAATAACATGTAGCAAAAAGGAATGCAAGCCAATACCGCTGTTCAATGTTCAATTCATATCGGTTGCAAACATAGGTCAAACAGTCGTTTTGCGGGTCGATGTCGTTGGCAAAACTGCTTGCTTGGTGGAATGACAAGTATTCTTTCAAACCTTCCATTCATAAACCTCGTAAGGGTTAAGTGGCTCGGGGTTCAATAAGCAACGACGCAAAATGTCGGCTGTTGATGCGATGTAAGTGCATCCAAACTTAGTTGCTTTGTATGCTGGTCGGTTTTCGTTTCTAAAAAACTGCAATGAATCTTTTTTTAATACAACGCCGCTATATGTGATGTTACTGTTAAGTAAAGCCATTCTGTTTTTGCTTTGCAACATGATTTCACCATCGTTGTCGGATTCCATCTTAATTTCGTAAGCGGTTTCCATTTCCGTTTTGGTTCGCATGTCGATAACGCCATTGAAAGCCAAGAATTCATCTTTGTAGGACAGCGGCTGATTGTTAATTGCCGTTTTGTAATCTCCGCTTGTGCTGTATCGACAATGACCAATCAATAACTTTGGAAATTTAGCCATCCCTTTTAACAAAGGCATCAGTTGATTTGATTTGTTAAGTACAGTTTCGCCTGAATGAAGATGCATTGCATAACCATAAGCATGCATACCTCGAATTTTGGATTCAATAAACAGGCGATGCAAAGTAGCAAACGCTTGTTCAGATGGTTGTGGGCATATGAATCCAATAATGGCGCACAAACTGTATTCCCCTTTATTTATTTTTTAGCAATGCTGGTCTTAACCAAGCTGTACCTACTGCTTGTATTGCTTTTTCTGTCTTTGTTTTCTTTTGCACTCCCCAACCATATGATTCTAAACTTTCCTTAACAAATTGCACTCTGATTTTTTGAGCTGGCAATGCTTGCACAGGATTAACAATTGCAAAATTACGATAGGATATTTGTTCTGACCTTGTAGCAAATAATTTTTGGTCTGAACGCAATGAGCCTGTCGGGTCTACTGCCCACCAAATCAATCCGTTTTTGTAGTGCCATGTCACCGAACTTGGGGTACATGACATTTTTAATCGTTCAGTTTTTTTTATCTTAACAGCATACGCTATCCACGCATCCCAACACGCTGATGCATAACCTTTGCCTTCACAACCTTCAACTGTGACAATTTCATACAAATTTGCGTATTTGTCTTTGTTGAATGTTGCAAAAATTAAGCAGACTATTTTTCCATCAATGATGTGTGCAAATGGTGGTGAGTTTTTGTAATTACCAAACCTAAACCATAAGGAATCTGCTGTTGCTAAAAATTTAGTATTTTTGCCAGCAATGCTGTTTGCAATCAAATTCTTAACTGTATTTGCGCCTACAAAAGCAAATTTGTCATTGCAATTCATTTATTATTATCCTTTTGATTGCTGTATGTACCTCTTGTTCACTTTTGTTGTTGTCGACAATTTCTAAATTAAACGTATAAAACTTTTTTAATTGAGGTAATTTTTTTATGAAATTATGTTGGTGTTTAAAATTTATAGGGTCGTATTCGGTTGCACCTCGTTTGAGGCTTCTTTCTTTAACAGTTAAGGGTAATGAATTCAAAACAATAATTGTCAAATCTGTAAGCCTACTGAATCTTAAAATTGAAGGTTCACTTTGATAAATGCATCCATGTGCAATCATTTCAGATTTGCTAGATTTTATTGCTTTAACTAAATTGTCTACACTACCTATTGCATCTAGACCACTTTTGCCACCTAAATAATTAAATTGCGGAAATTCTTTTTGCAATAGATTTGCCTGTGTAGTTTTCCCACAACCGAAATATCCAGCCAAGAAAAAACATTTCATTTGTTCAGCTTATTTTTTTCATTCTTTAAAAAGTTAATCAGCATCATTCCGACATAGGCTTTTTCTTCACGCCAAAACTTAACCAACTCTTGCGCTTCTTCGTAATGTTCAGGCTCAAATTCAATCTGAATTGCCTTGCGAACACCTCTTGCCATGTCATCAAGCTGTGCGTCAATTTCCTCGTCATCCAGCACCGAGTAATCAACGTCACCATCTTTCAATTCCGATGGGTCAAATGCAAGTAGTTCTATATTGAAACCAGCGTCACGCAAATCGCCAATTTCCAACGCCAGCATTTGTTCATCCCATCCACTATTAAGCGCAATTTTATTGTCAGCAATGACATAGGCACGTTTCTGTGATTCTGTTAAGTATGCGAGGTCAATCGTTGGCACTTCTTGTATTCCCAACAAAAAAGCGGCTTCAAAACGACCATGACCAGCGATGATGCCGTTTGTGCCATCTAAAAGGATTGGCTGTGTCCAACCGAATTCTTTGATGCTGGATGCAATTTGCGCGATTTGGCTACTGCTGTGTGTCCTGCTGTTTCTCGCGTATGGGATTAAATCCTTGAGTGGGCGATAAACAATCTTCAATTTTTGCTGTGCTGTCATGTGCTGTCCTTTTGTTACGCCAAGAATCTTAACTTATAAAGTGTGCTGTTTATCAGGTTGGCAATATTGTCGATTTCGTTTTGCAATTCGCTGTCTTGAGGAAAGCCGTTTGCCCTGCGTAATGTTTGCACATCGGTTTTCAAATATTCCAAATAATCAATAGGGTTCATATCTGGCATTAAAACAGCCGTGGTGGGGTACTTGGTCAACAAGCCATACTTGCCTTGGAATGCTTCAACAAACGCATCCACAAGGTCGCCAATGCCGTCATAGAACGCACCAAGTGCCATGTGCTGGCTGTAACTGCGGCTTGATAGGTGCAAGATATGCCCAGTGGTCACGCTGTTAAGCAAACACATTACAAAATCCATCACTGGGTCAGGTTGCTTGGCTTCGATGCTTGCGGTAAATTTGACCATAATGTTCCTTTGAAGATTGTTGGTGGCTGGATTTGAACCAGCGACTCGCCTACTGTGCTTTGTTGCAACTCTACACAGCATCGACAGAAATCTGCCCATGACTCTACCAACTGAGTTACACCAACACGGCTGGAGACTA